TCTCGTGCCGCTAGTCGCAGGAGCCCCTCTAGCGCGGCCTTCACCGTTTGTCGGCGGACTTCATCGCGGTTACCGGGGAAGTGTTGAACCTCACTGGTCACCGTTTCGCCAACCCCCCAGGCCAGCCACACGGTGCCGACCGGTTTGTTTGGTGAACCACCGTCCGGCCCTGCCACACCGCTGACCGCCACGGCAAATCGCGCCAGACTTTTGTCCTGCGCGCCACGCACCATCGCCTCGACCACCTCGGCACTGACCGCGCCCACCGTCTCGAACAACCCGACGGGCACATTCAGTTGCTGGGTTTTCTGCCGGTTTGAGTACGTCACGTAACCCGCTTCAAACCAGGCCGAGCTGCCGGGAATCCGCGTGATCGCTTCGGCGATGCCGCCACCGGTGCAAGACTCGGCAGTGGTGACATGGGCATTGAGCACTTGCAGGCGTCGGCCCAGTTCAGCAGCCAATTGGGTGATCTCTTTCACGGCGCGCTCCGGATCGTGTGGAATGCCTCCACCGTACACGAGCCGGTTGCGCTTTCAAGACACAGAGTCATTCAAAATGTTCGGGCGCCAGCGCTCTGACATAGGCCTGACACGCCTGCAAGGCAATCAATCCGCGGTCGCCGCTGTCGGTGATGGCGATAATTCGTTGAGCATGCGCCGGGTCAAGTCGGGCGCGTACGGCTGCATGATCCACGCCGCCGGGGCCGGCGGTGGCAGGCACGTTGTACCCTTGGGCAACATCGCCTGCGTCGAGGAGGACTGACAGGCGCACATCAGCAGTGGCAAGGCGATCGCGCAGGCGATCCTGATCACGTTGGGCATCGCTCAGCGCTCGATAATGAGTTTGTTCACTGGCCGCGAGCCGTTGCTCCAGCGCCAGACGTTTATCCTGCTCGGCCTGTTGCGCCGAGGCGGCGGCGAGATTCTGTTGATTGAGGGTTTCTGTGTTTAAACGCGATTGCTCGGCGAGTTGGCGGCCGTAGCGCCAGTCCTGAAACTGCCAACTGCTGCCAGCGCCGAGCAGAACCAACATCAAAGTACTCACCACCTTCCACGGTACGGCAATCATGGCACATCCCGAAAAAAGACATGGCCACCCAGCTTGAGGGTCTGCTTTGCCTTCAACGACCACGCCGGCGCCTTGATACTGATCGCGTAATAGTGCGTGGCACCGCCGGTAGGATCCGGCACCTTGCCTTCGATCACCTGATCAGCCGCAATCCGCGTCTGAACAAGTTCGCGGACAGGCATCTGCTTCGCGCCACTCATGTAGGGGTAGTTCGGGTCGCTCTTGTTCCAACAGCTGAACTGGTACTTCGCCTGACACACGCCGGCGTAGCCTTCCCCCCACCACGACTTGTCCCTTTCATCGAACACACGATTGCGGATCGTCCAAGCCACGGCGATCTGACCGGCCAAACTCTCGCCGCGCGCCTCACCCCACAGCGTACGAGCGAGGATGTCGCGGTCTTTTTCGGTTGCATTCATCACTTTATCCAGGCAAAAAAAATCCCGCTCGTTAGCGGGTGCGAGGTAAATAACTTTGGCGATTTATGACGGCGGCAGCGGCCAGTCAATTGCATGCGGATAGTTGGGTTGATCAACGATCTTGCCCAAGGCAATTCGGTATTTTTTCCAGAGTTTTAGCCGTGATCTATCTTCGTCAGTGGCTTCCTCTACATCAACCGCGTCTTGCAACGGCGCAATCGCGTAATCAGCGTTTGCGCGGAGTCGGGTGTACTCCTCAATAACGGTCTCCAACGGGTCAACTGGCTGCGGAGGAGCCGGCACTGGAGTGTCGGGAATGATGGCAGGCGGTAATTCCTCAACTGCGACGTGCAGCGTGATGCTGTGAATCAGGTCTGTTAGCTCGCCATCCTTGCTGACGCTTACAGTCAACAAACCATCAGCAAATGCAGTGTTGATGGTTTTGTCTAAGTCCACTTGATTCACCACATAGCCCCAACCAAGCGGCGGTGGCGCCATGCCCAGGGTTCCCTTGATCACATAGACACCTGTGTCGGGACGCATTGTCGATAGTTGATCGAAGCCAAGCGATGTCACGTCGATCAGGCTCCCGTCGGAACCCAGAATATTCAAAGCTGCGCGAGTGGTCATCAGATTCCCTTCAGCGTGCCGTCAGCGGCGCGGGTTGTATTACCGGTGTGATAGACGATGTTGAAACTCTCAGTGCTGTAATCGCCACTTCGAAAACCCAGAATTTTTCCAGGTGAAGTGCTCATATACAGTTGCGAGCCCAGAAACCCAGTGCCGGGAAATGACATATTCAGCACAGTGCCAAAGGCGATGGGCTTGTATTGCGTGACATCTGCGATGACACCAACGCTGGTTTCCCAGACATTCATTGACCCCATAAGGGATGAGTTGCCAACGTCTTCCCGAGAGCCCAGTCCTAGAAAAGGGACACCCAACACCTGACCGGCTTGCCGGCCGATGTTGACCGTTGCCGCCGTTCCAAGACCCAAGCCACTTCTAGCCTCAGCTTGTGTTTTTCCGCCGGTACCGCCCTGCTCTACGCTCAGGCAGCTTTTTCCGGTCGGGTACATGCAGAAATAATCATCCGCCGCCCAAACACCTGCATTTTTACGGCGAAGCGCGACCATCGGTGCCGTTCGGTTAACGATGATCTGGCTTTGATGGTTGGGCGTCCAGGTCATCGCAATGCCACTCGAGCCAGCAGCAAACGGTACCGTTGTGCTTCCCAACGCCCAAGGTGTGTTCAGCGCTCCGGTGTTCACGCCGAATTTTTGGCTGACTCCGATCGCGTTCAAATCGGTCGGGTTGTCAGCTGCAACTGAGCCCCAGCCCCAAGCACCATTGAGCATCGCCCGACCTGCTACTGGATCAGTGACATTTGTCTGAATGTCGACGGCGGCTGCAGTCCCCATTGCCGCGAGTTTTGAACCGTAGGTATTGACCAGGCTGCGCAATGCATCCGCAGAATCCTTGACGTATCCCTGCAAGGGCGCGAATGCGTAGACCCCTGCCGCTTTCGTGGCGCCCTGATAGTTCGGCGCGATCGACAGCGCCGTATCGCTGACGATACCGGTTATTTCGTACCATGCACCGTCCGGGCCGCGAAAAGCATCGCCTATCCGTGCACCTACCAGAAAAGCAGTACCGGTGCCGATCACGGCATTGGAATTCAGGGTGACGGAGACCGTCCCCGTTTTGTACCAAGGCATGAAATTACTCCATTGATTGATGCTATGCGTCTGGCTCGACGCACAGAGCAGGCCCTGAATAGACCCGATTGATGAGCTGATACAGAGAGTGGAGCGGGTGCAGTTTTAACTACCCGTCAAAGGATTTGGCTAAAACCACGGCGAATTGTTGCTGACGTTGACCGCACCTGTTCTAAGCCATGCCATGACGCCGTCCTTATTTTGAACATAAAAAAACCGCACTAGGCGGCGGTATACGAGGCTATGAAGTGTTGTAATCAAGTCGCCAGCAGCGATATCGGGCTAACGGGCGCCGTCATCGGGTCGACAGCAATTTCCGGCACAGCAGGCTGCACAGGCCATTCGGGCTCTTTCGGCCATGCGGACTGCGCAGTCACTTTGCCCAGGACGAATTTGTACGCTTTCCACTCCTTCAGATTGCCGATTAGCCCTTGCTGTTCTGTTTCATCCTTAGCCGTTGCCTCACCGAGATCGATGCCATAACCGAGGGTATCGATGCGATCTTGAATACGAGCGACCTGTGCCGCAGCGTCTTCGTTTCGCCCCTTGAGCAGCCCTTGAACTTCGACCAATCGCGCTTCAGCGGCAGCGACGTCTTTCATGGCTTTGGTGATCAGTTGTGACCAGTCAATATTCATACTTCAAAATCCTTTTGTGGCAACGGCTGGGGCAATGCAACGTCACCATCAGGAACATTCAGCAGGTCAGCCGGAAATGCCTGGGCCTGGCTGTAATGGGCGGGAATTGGCAACAACAGGTTTAGGGCGATCTGACCCTCTTCGCGAGTGACATCCCCCACAAACCATTCGGATTGAATTGCGCTTTGCGGCAACGTATCGCCATCGGATAGCCGGGAGAAATCAAACGTTTCACCGTTAACGGTAATTACAGCGCCCGACTTGTGCAGCGTCAGAAAATCTTCCCTGCGCTGCGGGGACAACATAATTTTCATCAATACCACCTACCGATTGCTATCAGATTGATTTGCGCAGCCACGGCTGCGTTTGAAGTTGTCATAGCGCGCCACGCTCCCCAACTATTGATTGCTGGAGGGATAAAACCACTGGCAAAAATGCAGTCTGAGTTTGTTCCGCGTGTGGCCCCGGAAGTCACCGTCGGTACATAGGCAAAGAGGGAAGGAAAAGCACCTGATCCATAGGCATCACTGCCAAATAGCGCCCCTACCGAATACGTGCCAGTTGAGTTAGTCGCGATAAACTTCCAGCAAACGAGGGTGCCATCCGCAAACTTGGTGTATTCACCATTCGCATTGGCTCCTCGCTCGATGATTGCACCGGTGGGTACACCCGCTCCGGTCACAGACCCGATGATGTTGTTTTGCCGATAAACCATGCGCCATGCACCGAAAGCACCCGTACCGTACTGGTCGCGCTCCCAACTGCGTTTGGTACCGCCGGTAGCGATCCCGTCCACTTCGTGCCAAGTCTGATGAACCGGTTGCCCAACGACTTTGATGGTGTCCAGCAAACCGTAGCTGGCATAAGGCGGCTTTACTCCAGGGCTGGTATTGATGACAAAACATCGACCTGCCGGGACTGACGCCGTGTCGTCGATGCTTCCATCGTAAACCGGAGTATCGCCACCAATTCCGAATGCACCGACTTGCATGACCCGCCCAGGCGTTGCATCTCTTGGACTGGATTGAAGCGTTGCCGATGCGGCAGAGCCTAATCCAGCAAGCTTGGCACCATAGGTGTTGACCAGCATTCGAAGTGCATCGGCGGAATCTTTTACGTAGCCCTGTAAGGGAGCCAATGCATAAACTCCCGATGCATTCGTTGCGCCCTGATAGTTTGGCGAAATCGACATTGTTGTATCACTCGCAATGTTGATGACTTCGTACCAACTGCCATCGGGCCCTCTGAAGGCATCACCTACACGACCACTAACTATAAAGGATGTGCCGACTCCTATTACTGAATTCGAGTTATTCGTGACAAACACCGTCCCGACCTTGCTCCACGACATGTCGACTCCCAAGGTTAAGTATTGTAGTATCTGGATTGTGGAAACTTGCATACAGGAACACCAAAGCAAGTCCCATTGGTTCCTTGGTAATACCAATACCCTCCAGCGGCTTGCTGCGCTGTAATATTTAAAACAGGGATATTATTATCCAACAGTTCCATACCAACAAAATTCGCACCATCTGCAAACCACGTCACACCGCGATCGATACTTGATACACAAACAAAATCATCCCCCTCAATTGAAAGATTGCTTTTATAGGCATCTACATAATTACCCTTAATCAGCACCCAGGACTTTGCAAATTTGCTGTACTTAACGACTTTATCGTCTGAAGAAAACACAATGCCGCCTTGCGGGCCGTAAATATTCATACCATACCGTTGAGCGCTGGGCTGATCGGAAAACTTACAGGCGACGTATTCAATTAGATAGTTTTGTAAAGTTTTGCCATTGCATACGGCTGACACGACTACAAAACCAGTCCAACTTCCAGGACTCCCCAACATAGTTATATATACACCCAGGGATGTATGAAAGCCGCTTACATGTCTGAAAAAAAGCTGCGGAGCCTCCTGCGTCAGAATGGGTTTCAAGAAAGTAACAATGGCAGAGCCCTCACGATCCGTATACCGTGATAGCACCCTAAAACTTCCTCGCTCAGAAAAAATCATCACTTTATAGGCACTGGAAATTACAACAGATCCATACGCATTCGTCACCGCAAGTCCATAATCGCTCATCACAACACCTTTACGACTTCAACTACACACTCGACTGTGTGTTCAGTCCACTCGTCAACATAGTTATCGTGATAGCCGGTAGGCCGCCTTCTATTTACGTAAGTAAAAATACCGATTTGGGACCCACCAAGTTCCTTATAGGTCGGAACATACCCCCACAAGTCTGGATACCCCGGCTGATTATATCCAGCATAAACCCGTGGTGTGATCACAACGAAACATGTTGCCGGGTTATATCCAGGAACGTCCATCAAAATATAATCAGATCTCACGCCCGCTCCGCCTTTACGTGTTGCAGGCAAAATCATCTGAGCCATTTTTTGTACCGTAAAGTCTTCGACCCCTAGCGTCTGAACGCCGTTAGCATCGAACACTGTCATCCCAAAGTTCATTCACTCAGATCTCCAAGTTGTACGCGTTTGACATTATTGGCGTCGAATACTCGCAGGGATCTATTGGTCATGACCACTCGACCTTGTCCGGCGACACTACTGTTTATCTCAAAACTACCCGACTTGGTGAGCCTCCACCCAGAAGAACCGGAAACATAGTTGTCGGATTGAAGGCTGTCGCCGATTTTCAGCATGTTGATTGAGCCATTCTGAATAAAGGCGTTATTGATAAATGTTTGGCCTCCTGAGACAGTGAAGGGTGATACCGGGCTTCCACTGTTCAGGTTCAACAAACTAAAAGTATCCGCCCGCACGACAAACTGCGACGACACACCCGCGGGATCAACCTGAAGCCCCAAGCCAAACGAAGCAGCATATTTCTGACCGCCCGCCGTCGTGTCCATCTTCACTGACCAAATCGTCGATAACTTGCCGTTTGTATCGGCAATGGCATTGGACGTTTGCTGAACGGCCGCACTGTTTTGGCCAACGGACGCATTCAACTGATCGATTTTCATCGCCGTCGCAGAGTCATTGGTCGCTACAACTTTCTCAAGCGACTGAATGCTCGCTGAGTTGTTGCCATTGCTGACCTCCAACGTCGAAAGACGTTGTGCAGTTGCCTCGTTCTGAGATGCCCTGACACTGCTTTCAGTGGCAATTGCCGCTGTACTGGTCCAGCCCTTCAGCGCGTCCGCCAGCTCACCTTCACCGTTATCTTCTCGGGCGGAGGCTCGCAACGCCTGAAATGCCGAAGCCTGGGCAGTGACAACGCCATCGATCTTGTTAATGTCCGCAGTGTTAGTTCCAACCTGCTGAACAAGACCGTTGGCAGTTTCCACCGATTGCCCAACGTCCAACCAGTAAGCGGCGCTCGGCGGCGGCAGATCAATCGGTACAGGCCCCTTGGCTTGATACAGTCGATCCTCGAGACGAACGATTGCGTATTTCGCATAAGTCTTGGCAGGGTCGTAAGTTTCGTCCAGCGCATTGATCTGGTGTTGCAATCCCGGGATTTTTTCGATCTCGGTGCGCAGGTCTTTACCCAACTCTGTATTGGCAATTTTGCCGGCGAGCATATCTAGAATCGGCCCGGCCTCGGAACTCGCCTGCCCCAGCACTCCATTGCCTGTTGGAAACCATGGCCCGATATTCCCCGTGCGATCCACCAGCCTCGCCCAGAAGAAAAACGTCGTTCCTGCCAGCAGGCTCTGCATCGTGTAATCACTTTGCGGATAAGCCAGATCCGCCAGTTTGGTGGCGGCCTCCAGGCTTGGAGACGGCCCGTACCAGATCTCGGTCCGCTGCGTATCTTCCGCGCCCGCCGGAAACTCCCACTTCAGGCCGATTCCGAACAGCAGGCTGTCAGCCTTGAGGAGAGTCACCGACGGCGGTGGTGTGGTTTTTCCGGATAGTTGCGTTTCAACCGAAGTCGCATAGATCGAGCCGATGTCCAGCGCGTTGATCGCCCGAACCTTGGCCACGTAACGCCCGGCATAAATGCCGCGCACTTCCATCGACGAACCGCCTGTACGCCCGGCAAACACCCACTCGCTGTCGTTCTTGCGCCAGTAAACCTCGTAGGCAATGGCGTTGGCCGGGCGCTCCCATTCGATGGTCATCACACCCACCGCGCTGCCTTGGTCGACGAAGTGGTTATTGCTGATCGAGACCGAAGCCGGCGGCGCCTGCACACCTGGCGGTATCACCGTGATAGGGGGCCGCTCGATACGGGAGCCATTGTCGATCGCGCCATACTTGCTCGGCACGTGTTTGACGGCACTGATGCTGTATTTGATCTCTGTATCGGTGAAGTCTTCAGCAATCGATAACACGCGAAACTGCTGGGCCGCCAAAGACGAGGCGTCGATGGCCCACATCGACTGCGCCGGTGGCAACTCGCTCAATGGCTGGGTCAGGACGACGCGCTGAACTTGGTCGCTGATGCTCGCTGATTTGATTACTCGCGAAACGGCTTTGCCGGTCGGCATGACCAAAGTAATGGTGTCGCCCGCTTCCGCAGTTACCTGAGCATCGAGGGTCAGCGTATCGAGTGTGGCTTCACGCAGACGCCCGCCAATCCGTCGCCCGGCGCGGTCGTTGTCGGCCACCCGGATAATTTGACCCGGACGCGCCAGCGTTCCGTCCAGTCCCACCGAGAAAGTGACGCTCTCGGTTTCCAGTCGGTTAGTCAACAGCGCCCACTTGCCAATGCGCTGCGCCTGGGCCTGAGACGTACATCCAGTCGCGGTGATTTCGGTCTGTTGCACTCCGTAGCGAGCAATACCATCGGCATCGTCGACGTATTGAACCTTCTGCCGATAAAAATCCGTCGGATCATTCCAGCTGACCAGCGCCACGGTGAAACGGGTCTTTTTCGCCGATCCGCCATAAGCAAATTTGCCATCGATGACGTTGCCGTTCGAATAGGTGTAAACCGGATCTTCCGGCATGTCGGCCACCGCCATGACCGAGCCAGCGCCCCAATACGACATGCCACGAAACGTGGTGGCGAGGTCTTGCAAAACCTTCAGCGCATCGGCACGTACTGACAAATAAAGGTTGCAGGTGAAGCGCGGTTCAGTCCCGCTTTTGCCGTCGGAGACAGGCTGATCGCAATACTGACCAATGCGATACAGCTCCCATTTGTCGACCTGACCGGCATTGAGCAAATGGCCCAAGCCATAACGCGGGTGCAGGAGTAAATCGTAATAAATCCACGCAGGGTTATCGGTCCACGCCGATTTGAAGGTGCCGTCCCAAACGCCGTTGTAGGTGCGGCTATACGAGTCGTAGTTGCTCGGCACACGAATAATTCGACCCAACAGCTCAAAGGAGCGCGACGGAATCGACTGGAATTGCGAAGCGTCGAACTGCAGGCCGATGATCGCTGAACCCGGATATCGCAGCTTGGCGTCAATCACTTCAGTGCTCGACTCGACACTGGTTGTGTCAGCAATTGCACCGCTGGTGGAGTTGGGCGTCAGACGACGCACGCGTACAGTCCAGCCGCTTTTTGCCGGTGGCAGATCGATACGGTGCGAGCGTTCATATTTGGTGGTGGTCTTGCCACTGAATGCCGATGCCAACACCTCGACAAAAGCCCCGCCGTCGGTGGCCAGGTCGATTGCGTATTTGACCGTGTAACCGTTGGTGTCGCCGTTGCTGGTATTGGTCTGCGCCAGACGCGACACGGCCAAGCGGATGCGCACGGCGGAAAGTTGCAGATTGGTAAATGCCCGTGTCCAGGGTTGATCACTGCGCAACTCGACCGCGGCAGCCGTCTCATTTTCAACCGCAGGGAAACCGGGGATGTGTGCCTGATCCTGGCTACCGGTGCGAACATCCAGCGTAACGCCGTTGAAATTCAGGCTACCGTCGTCATTGGCCAGTGGTGTTTCGTCCAGAAATACCGAACGAGTATCGTTTTTCAAGCCGACGATTTCGCCTTCGCTGACGAGATCGAGGATACGGGCATAGGCCGTACTTTGCAGGCTGTCTGGCGCCTCCACGGAGGGGCGCGGCTTGGCGCCGCCACCTTTGCTGCCAGCGATAATGAGGTCAGTCATGGCTTTCCTTCAGGCGAAATAAAACCCGCACAGGGCGGGTTGGGTGAACGTCGATAAAATGCTCGAACGCTAGAGTTGATCCTGCGCGTAAATACCTGCGCTGATCACGGAACTGCCGATGATCAACTGGCCATACAAAAGGCCAACCGGATTGCCTTGGGCACTGGTGTTGACGGGGCCATTGAAGCTGTAGCTGGCGCGATTGGAGGGGCTGTCCTGGGCGCCGAGGCCTTTGGCTTGGGGAGAGAGCATCTGTATGACACCCCCCATCATCATCGATGCCCCCATCATGATGACCGAAGAACCAAAAGGCGCGCCCGCGCCGAACGTACCATTCGTAATGATCAGCCCTACGACAATTAGAGCTGCGCCCATGATCGTCTGGAGGGAACCTGCGCGTTTGCTGCCGATAACAATCGGAGCAATACGTATGTCATCGCTCCCAACTGGCGACTTGAGTCGCTCATGACCTATGTTCTCTTTCCCCATAAAGACTGAAAACGTAAGTCCACGATCCTTAGACTCCATTAGAAAACGTTCAAAACCGGGAAGCATGATGGAAAGCGCCCGAACAGCCTCTGAGGTGCTGTTCACTGCAAGCCGGTGCAGTCGACCGAACCTGGCTCCCAACACGCCGTACAATCTGATTGTTCTAATCTTTTCGTTTGCCACTGAATTAATCCCTTAACCAATTAGGAGCCTGGCGTTCAATCAACGTGCGATGTCGCCAACAACTCACCGTCACCTCTCCCCAATACCCCCCATAGGTGTCACGCCTGCTGTCCCGCCCATACAAGTGGTGCAGGATTGAGCCCGGTGCGGGAAAGTGTTGAGGCTCAGTGTTAAGCACGCCATTTTCGAGATAAATGGCGGCATGGTTGGGCACTGGCGAGCGAATCTGCATCAGCACGATATCGCCCTGTTGCAGTCGGCTGACTTGTTCGAAACCGGCGGCCGGCAGGTTGTCCAGATAAAGGTTGCCGCCCTTGTCCCACCAGCCATCTTCGCGCTGGTAATCACCCAGTTCGATGGTCATTTCCCGCCGGTAATAATCAAGAATGATGCTTAGACAATCATGCACTCCGTGAACAAACGCGCGCCCAATCAAGGGAGCCTGATAGCCACTGGGAGTAAGGGTGACCAGTTCCCCTCTGGCAACCTGACCGTCGTCATTTTTACGAACTTCGAGAATGTGCCAAGGCAAGCCGGATGCTTCGCAGGAGACCCTATCTGCTTCACTGGCCGTTGCCGGATAATCCGGATGACTGTGAACAACGGCGAGAATCTCTCCGTACTCTTCGGCCGCTGCGTAGTCCGCAGGTGCCAGTCGAAAATGTTCACTTGGCGTCGTCGCGACATTGCGACACGGTACATAACGTTGTCTGCGCCCTTCGCGAATAAGCAAACCGCAGCATTCATTCGGATACTGAGCAATGGCATGACGCTCAATGGCGGCCAGCGTGGTCTTGTTCATGCTCAGCTCCTGACCAGACCCGCCGCCGGGAACGAGCCGTAGGGCAGCGGATTGTTTTCACCAAAACGCAACTTGCAGCTGCTCAGCCGACCACCACATTTGTCCTTGGCAGCATCAGTGACGATCACGTCATTGGCGTCCGCTACGGGGCCACCGTTATAGCCGCAGTAGGGGCCACGATAACCACCACAACTGAGCCACCAGCAGACATTGGCAACGACTTGTCGACGAGGCAGTTGAACGCCGTTGAAATCCAGCGCACTGGCGAGCTCGAACTTCACCACTTCGTTGTCTTCACTGACTTTGCGTTCGATGTACCAAACGTCAGGTGGCAGTTCCTCTTCAGGGTCAGCCTCAGGTTGACCATCTAGATACTTGCCCAAGGTGCGATGACGGATCAGTCGCGCGCCGACCAGATCATCGAAATACAGCACCAGGGCCGTGATGAAACCACCGACGTTACCCACCGACAGCGACGGTGTCGGTTGCGTGCCCTGCCCGGTCATCTCAAAGCCCTCGGCCTGAATCGGCCACGGCGAATATTCCAGGCCTTGCCAGAAAATAGACCTTTGTTGTGGATAGCCATGAAAGCGGTACAACTCGGCACCAAGACTGGTGGCATCGAGTTCGAACAACTCGACCCAGGCGCCTGGTTCCAGCGATTGGATATCAGCGGTTATGGACATTTGAATCTCCGGGCAAAAAAATACCCGCTCAATGGCGGGTTTCAGCGATCTGGTGGCGTGGGCCAATCAGGCAACTCAGGCCATTCGGCACGCTCAGGCGTTTTCGCCAGCACGCTCCGGTATTTTTTCCATGCCTTGAGTGTGATCAGGTCTTCGTCAGTAATTTCTTCAATGTCGAAATCATCTTGTAGAGGTTGTATGACTTGGCTTGCATGGGTCAATTTCGACGACAAAATGATGCGACTCTCGCGATCTGTTTCTATTTTCTGAACATTATCTATCAACCACTGAGGGAGATTTTCCACGTAAGTTTCTCCCTCCACGGTTCCTCGCGCTTCGGTGTAAGGCGCCCAGGAGGTATCAGTAATTACAAAGCCATCCTTCATCACTACCTCTCAGTGCTATAGCCGAGAACATCAAAATTGGCCGATCCACCCGGCGAATTGAAATAGAACACGAAACACACGTTTTTCAATGGCAGTCGCAAGGCCTGCCTCGTGGAACTGTCCACACCTCGTAACGTCAGGTTTTGAAATTGATAGTTCGCGATCCAGAACATCGGCCCGCCAACCCCTGGTGTCGCATTATGGCAATTCACCAAAACAGAACTGGCGACCGGAGGAACCACCGCAATCAAATAAACGACGTAGGGCGTCGTCGAGGTGCCGCCGGCGATTACTCTAAACGGCGCAAGATTGGTTATACCTTGATACTCCAACATGTCGCCGTTTTGAATGACGGGGAGAAACCCGCCACCGGATCCACTTCGCAGCGCGAATAGAAACCGTCGTGTCGGATCACCTGATTTTTGCCGGGCCGTTGTGCCCGTATAACCATCAGCCATGGTCAAGCTCAGCTCCAGCGCAGGCGCCCCTCCATTGCTGTACAGATAATAAAATGTATCCGGGTTCAAACTACCTGAAGCAATGGTTAGGGTCAGTGGAACCGTGACCTCTAAAGAGCTGCCAATGCCTGGAATGTAAGCCGCACCCGGGGAGATCGAAATCGACATTGCGGAGTTCCATATCAGATTCAACCCTTCGATGTAACTCCTCCCAGTCCCCCCTTTCGAAACCGGCAGAACATCATAATTACCCGTCGTACCAAGGGACGTCAGCTTTGTAGCGAATTGGGTATTGATATTGTTGAAGGCATCGGCCAACGCCTTGGCGTAGCCTTGAACCGGCATGATTGAGTAAGCCGCACCACTGACGGTTGCCCCCCTGTAGGCTGGAATAATTGATATCACTGTTGGGCTGGCGACATTGCCAATTTCATAGTTCAAACCATCCGGCCCGACGAAGGAGTCCCCAATCCTTGCATTCGCTGCAAAATCGCAATTATTCCCGACAACAGTCGTCAATCCGTGGGTTACGGATACTGTTCCTCCTCTCATCCAAGGCATGCTGTAATCCTTAAGTTCATCAACGAAAAAATGTGCCGAGCAGATGCCGTGACGTTGTTTAAACCAATTAAAAGACAGACACCGCCGTCAAACCGGATCACACCCGCCGAACGAAAAACTTATGGGTGAAACGCCTGTTCAAAAGTAGCCGCCAAACTAAACAGACCGGCTCCCATCGGAGTTGGCTGATAGCCCTTGCAACGGTAAAGAGCTAGCTCGCCAAGGGGGGCTGTCCAATAAAACGGTGTGGCACCAGCGTGGCGATCTAGAAATTGCGTAATGGTTTTGATCCGTGCCTGATCGCCGACAAACGTCAACGGCCAGGACTGCGATTTGTTGTTGATACCGTCTGCGGCGACTTGCTGATAGCCATCGCCGAATTTGGCCGTTTTGAGGCGAAACTCGACATTGCCGACGGGCTCAACTTTCGGAACCCAGTTGAATGTTTCAATGGTCATGTTTTCTCCGGGCGTGATGGATTACGGCCACTGACATTCAGCGGCCGTTGATGGCGGACCAGATTTGGCCTCCCGGTTTAAGATCCCGGGCGATTTGTTCGGCGGCCCCCTGTTTGGCAGCACCGGCGTAAGCCTTGGCGACGGTTTGCGAGTTCATGTCTCCATCTGTGCCACCGCCCGTGCTTTCACCCACGTTGATGGTTTGCTGGATGACCACTTGATGGCTGCTGGTGCCGCCCAGCGCGCCACCCTGAACTTGCACGCCAAGAGAGCCATCGGAGCCGCGACTGAGCGGCATGATGGCTTCTGGTCCGGCTTCGCCGAATAAGGCCATCGGAGCAAGGGTAGGTACGGTGGCAATGCCGTTGGTGAAAGCTCCGCCCTTTGCGTGCGGGGTATATCTGAAATCCGACCCAAGCGATAAAGCCGGGTTGAAGACCGTGCTGTCCCCATTTACTTGAACCGTCGTTGCCCCGGGTGTGCTGCCACCACCGAACAGCGACGTAGCCGCCGTTCCCACCAGACCAAACAACGAACTCAACCCTTTCGACATCGCTGTCTGAGCTGCCAGTTTGGCCATGTCACCGAGTACTGACTTGGCAAAATCCGCAAACGAAAACTTGCCTGTCAATGCAAAGGTCGAAACCGCCTCGCCCATTGTGTTGAAAGCGTTGGTAAACACTGTCTTTGATTTGGCGGCAACGTTGTTGGAACTGGTCAAATAATCATCCCAGGCCGACGTCGCCCCATTGATCCAGTTGCCTTGCGCCTCGGTCATCGCCTCATAGTTGCTTTGAACCTGCAGAGTCATCTGCTCATGTTCAGTTTTCAACTTGTCGAGCGATGCGCCGTAATCGGCCCTTTCCTGAGGTGCGATGCCATCCGCCGCCGGCGTGTCCAGTGCTTTTCGTGCCAGCGCATATTTCTGGTCAATAGCGCCCAGTGCACCGGCGCGCTGACTCTCACGCGCGCCCATTCCAACTTGCGCGGTAGCCAGTGCGCCATCACGACGCAGATTGTCAAACTCGGCTGAATAGTTGATTTGCTTGCTGGCTTGTTCTTGAACATCGACATACGTCGCAATGTTCGCTTGAGCAATCGAGCTCGCCGACGTATGCAGTGTTACGCCGATTTTTTTTGCGGCATCCTCGATCTGCTTTTGCATCTGGCGCAGTTTTTGTTCGGTGATGCGTGACGCTTGCGTCCAGGCTTTTTCAAGGCCGTCGAGGTTCGGCGTCAAACCTGCAGAAGTAACTGCCATGTGCGTTCTCCGGGCTATGAAACAACCCGCCGAAACGGGTCGTGTAAATGTCTGCCTATCGCCATTGCTCAATGGCACGTTCGAGGCTTAGCCCCTGACGTTGCTCATGGGGCATGAAATCCGGCAGTTCAGCCAGACCGCCGCCCAGCCGATGAGTCTGTAGCGCAACCATCGCGCTACCCGCCTCCAGCCGCCTACCGGTATGGAGCGATCCATATCGATCAATATAACGTCCCCAAGCCAGGGCTTCGTGATAGGTCATGCGTTCCTTGGCTTCGGCAATCGTCCGGCCGCCGACTCCGTTCAGCACCAACTCGTGCCAGAACTCATCGGCGGCGGTCAGTTTTTTGCTGAATTACCACCGGTGCCATTTACCTCATTGACTGCGTTGAGCAGCAGAAAACCCAGCGAGGGTTCCAGGTTGTACGCATCGTCGTAGGAGAGCGCCTCCGCGCCCTCGGCTCCCAACGATACCGACGCTGCGATGTAGCTCGCATTGCGGCTCTGCTCGTTCTCGCCTTCGGCGAACAGCCGCTCAATGATCCCGAACGATTGTCGGCGGATGTGCAAGGTGAAGGTGTCGGTGACTTCCTTGCCAGACTTGCCATCGAGATGAGTCCAACTCACCTCTTTCTTGATCGGCTGACCGTCAACAATGCCGCCCTTGGCTTTCAGTTGTTTGAGGTTCATGGCATCTCTCAGGCTTTCTTGATCCAGGCGGAACCGCCGGTACGTTGAATAGTGACGGTGGTGGTGACCACAGCATTCAGTGCAAAGTTGAACGGGAAGTCCGACACATAACCTTCGAACGAAAACCAGGTACGGGTCGCAGGCAGTTCAAAATCATTACCCTGCGAGCTCACGGTTGGCACGACACCTTTGCCGTCAGACCAGCCCACTACCCATTTGATGCCGGTGTCACCATCGGCTTCGGACAGCTGATGCAAACGAATATGGCTGGCATTGGTTGGATCGGCGTTGAGGCCGAGGCTTGCGGAACCGGGGGTACGCAAACCTTTCTTGTAAGTGCGCTGCTGGGCATCGAGGCTGGTGTCTTCAATCTGCTCCGCAGGTGCACCGCCCGGATCGAAAGACGTGGCGTGCTCGATCTCCAGCACGGTGTACGGACCGCTACCGGTGGCAGACGGCACCAAAGCAAAAATTTGAGTACCTTGTGTAAGAATCGACATCAGTTGTTCTCCAACGAACATAAAAAAACCCGCTGATGCGGGCGGTGGGTGTTGCTCGGTCAGGTGTCACATGCAGGCAACCTTTATGCTCAAGGTGCCGGAGTGCCATCCAGATAAGGGGGAGCATCGGGATCGGGTTCCCGGCTCTTGATCAGGTCAACCAACGCTTGATTGCTCTGAGCCAGCAAACGAATGGAAGTATTGAGCGCGGTCTGACTATCGGTCTGTACTTGCAGCGCCGCTATCAGCCGATTCAGCGCTGCCAGGTCATCGTCATTCATAGGCTTGGGGGTTCCTTGCAGGTTTATTGATCCGTGTGGGTATCACGTGATTGCACTTCAAAAACGCCAATCCGCTTCGCCGCCCAGCGTTCATAAAGTCCGATCGCCACATCGGCCCCCGCCATCGCGGTCAGGCAACCAAAAGCGCCAGCCGCCCAGATCGACATGCCAGCGGCATACAGCAGCATGATCGCCGAGACACCGCAGATCATGCAGGCGCCGGAGCGCAGGGCCAGGCGGCGCATCAGCGAC